GGACTTCTGTATCTCGTCAAGTGGACCGCGTGCGTCGAACTCTAGGGCCGCAGCCTTGGTTATCTCAGCACTGCGCTCTGACTCGTAGCGGGATGAGAACTCCCCTTCTAGGGATTTCTTCAACTCTGCCTCGAGCATAGCGGCCTTGTATACCTCGTATGCGGCTTCCACGTCAGCGGAGGAAACAGCGTCTGGGGTCAGGTAGTCAGATTTTGCGACTTTGTTGGACTTCTTGCCCTTGCCACCAGCGCCGAACTCGGCCTTGGGGACTTCTGGCTTGCCGTCTTCAGTTTCTCTACCGGGTGCTTGCCCACCGAAGTAGGAGCCACCGTCTCCGATAACTTTGGGGTCTGAGCCTAGGTTGCCTTTTGCCACATCGTCGAAGTGGGTTCGAGCACCTGTTATGTCCACACCAGCGGACTTGAGGGTGTTCTCCATCCAATCGAGATATTCTGAGGAGATGACATCAGAGTACTCTTCGGACTTTTCAACGTCCTCGGTTTTCTTCTTGTCATCTTTCTCTTCTTTCTTGTCGTCCTTCTTGTCTTCCATGTGCTCTTTGAGTCCAGCAGGCATGCCTTTCTCAAATGCATCTAGACGACCTTCTAGACGTGAAAGAACGTCTGTCATTTGCGTCATTACGTCGTTGTCTTCTGTCATTTTTGTCACCTTGTTTTGTTTTTTATCTTCTTTAAGAATCTTGAACGTCGCTTCTGGATTAATGCCTCGTTCGCAGATTGTAATCTCATGTAGTTCTAACTTGCTGATTTCTTGGTAGTCTCCATGCTCGGGGTCCGACTTCCTCACTCTTTTGAATGCCTGACCACCGATGCTGAATCCACGAAGGGCTCCCTTCCTGATTTCCGCAGCGACTTCCTTTGCTTTCTCGATGTCGTCTCGCAGTGATACTACCACGAACATCCCGACATCGTCAACCTCGCTTTTCCAGAACCTCCCTTCGTTATCAGTGTATGATGGTATTACTTCCCCGACTTGTATGTTTGAATGCGCTAGTTGCACGTTTCTGAACTTCGGGTCCTCCATGTATTTCTTGAATGCGTCTTTGAGTGCTTGCTTGGTTATTTTGTCGCCTTGTTTGTCTACCACTTCGACGCTGGCATATCCAGCGACGACGAGGTCACCACCCTTGAGCAACCGAAGATTTGACTCCCCTGTTGCACGTAGTGGTTGTGACAACACATATCACACTTGGTCTTGTCATACTACATATATGAAGCGGCAATGTATTATTCCTGCTCTGGATTAGTTTTATGTTCAGAATCGCTTGACTTAGAGCCTTTCTTCCTTCTCCTGAGTTCTCTCGCCTTCGGATACTCCTCTTCCGGGTCCTCCTCCGGTCTTTCCTTCATGTCCCAGTCGGGGAGCGACATCTCCGAGGTCAGTCTCGTTGGGCCCCTAGGGCTCTCTGTCCCTCCGCCCAAGTCGATACCAAGACCCTTGGCTCCTGTGGTGTTGAACATCTGCTCCTTCTCGAGCACGTCGAGAGCCCTCTCGAGGACCTCCAGCGCCTTCTTCATCTTGGGTTTGAGTAGGATGTTCTTGTCTCCGGGCTTGATTATACCCGCGCTCTCGCCCTCCACCTTGCGCCTGTGGTGCTCCTGCTGCTCCTCTGATGGGGTTACTTCGCTCTCAGTTTCTTTCTGGCGCTCAATCTTACCCTTCAGCATCATGCTGGCAACCTCTCCCCAGAAGGGCTTGAGGCTCTCGGATAGTTCTATGCTGTAAGTATCCATGCCCATGTCAGAGAGCGGAGTTGTCGGTGAGTGAACCCAATGGCCTAGGCTGCTCTTCTCGAGTGTGTAGGTGACTTGGCTCTCCGTGGGGAGGGTGACGACTATCGCTCTGTCCTCTATGTCTATACCGTGTGCGAGGTGGACTGGTGGGAAACTCTTGGCGAGCAGTGACAGAGTCTCCATCGACACGCTGGACTCGCCCTCTCCCTCGCCGACCAACTTCGACGGGTTGATTGTGAATATGTCACGACCCCCCTTCTTCTCCCTCTTGATGCCTGAGAACCTCACGCGTACTATGTCACCCTCCTCGAAGGGCTTGGGGCTGGATACCGTGCCAGCGTCGAGATACACCTTGCCGTCGTGGTCGACCGCTCTGTCATCGAGACCGTCCCCATCCAGCAGCGGACCTGCGCCGAGCCTGTATGTGTAGGGACCATTGCCCCTCCTGTCAAGCACGATGAGGTTGATGTCCCTGTTGGGTCTCAGCACCACCCACTTGGGATGTCTCCTCTCACCGCGCATGTATGTGCTCTTGCCGTCTCTGAGAAGGAGGGTCCTGTGCTCGGACTGCAATGTCTTGACTGCATCCTCCAGACCCTCCTCGTCGGTGAAGCGGGTGTCATGGGGGCCTGATAGCAGCACCTGCTCATGGCTGTCGTACTGGCCTCTGAGAACCTTGAACCTCTCTCTGACGTTCATATCCATGATGTCGGTGCCGTCATAGTGCAGTATGTCTATGATATGGAGTGTGTCCTTGCCGAGGATGCCGTCCAAGGTGCAGTCCTTCTCGCCGAGATTCTTGACGCCGCTCTTGGCCCAGTCGGGTATGGCCCTCTGACCGCCGTCCTCGTCGAACGCCTTCACCCTGTTCTTCTTCTTGGTCAGGACTATCCTGTCGCCTTCGTACCACTTGGAGACGACCCAACTGCCTGTGAAGCCCCTGAGTTCATCCAAGTCCCTGAGCCTGAAGATACGATGCATGGGGCGGATGGGTGGAATCCACTCCGGTGAGGAATCGGCCTTGACGATGAGGTCGGGGTTTAGCAGGTATGTGGCATACAGTCCAGCGTCCTCTATGCTCTTGCCGACGTTCGGGTCCTGAGTCATTGGAACACCGGTGGCTCCACCTCTGAGTCCGGGTGGCTCGAACTCGGGAATCGGGTAGAAGTCGTCCATGCCGTTTCTGATATAGGAGTCAGCGACATCTGGTCCTAGAGCCGCTGATATCATGTGCTGGGGAACTGATGAGAGCCGCTGGTCGAATGTCTCGGTCCCGACCTCCGGCGTGTCTCCGAACTCGAAGCCGTGCGTGGGACGCACAGGGTGACCGAACAGCATGTTGTTGGAGGCGCTTGTGAAGTAATGCATCATACTCGCTCCACCTGCGCCGAAGGGCATTGCCGGTTGGGCGTTGAATGAAATTCTCTGGGTGTCGAACTTCGTGCTCTCATCAGCGCCGGTGTCATTGCTCGGGTCGTACACCACCAAGTCACGCAGGTTGTGGAGGGTCTGGTTGTGCTTGTTTGTCATCTTGCCCCTCCTGTACAATTCCTTCTGACCGGTTCTCATGAAAGAGGTGTTTTTCGTCTCTTTGTCCACCGGCGCTTGAATCCTGCTGAGGCCGAAGGCGGCATGCTGCTCCTTCCTGTCTCTGTTGAAGATTCCTTGGACGGCCTCGCTGTGACCGTGCAGTTGTCTGCCGTACCCCAAGTCGCCGCGCATCTGGGATATGCTGTCGCCGATTGCCTCCAGTGCCTGCTTGGGGTTGGACGCGTCCACATCGACCCCGACTTTTCTGGCCAGCCTCTCGAGCACCATGCTCGCCCTGTCTGCCCTGTTCTCCTCGAGGTGCCGCGCTGCTCTGCTGTGGAGGGCATCGTATCCCGTAACTTCCTTCTCCCTCTCCAGAAGGGGTTCTATCTCTGAGATTCTAGACTCAATCTGCACCAACTGGGGGGTAAAGGAATCATCGCCTTCCCTCACTCTCTTCTCCATTCTGCTTCTCATGCTCTTGAGATTCCTCATCTCCGCCTGAAGGGGAGCGTCTCCCGCACCGGCACCATGGCCGTGCTGCTCCTTGAGATGGTCGTCGAGATGCGAGTCGTACATGGATGAGTCTATGCCCATGACATCGCCATGCTCCTTGATGAGATTGTGATTCGACTGTATGAAGTGGACGTCATCATCGGGTATCGTGTCTAGGTAGGATTGGATGTGATTCGTATGCGCCTCGTCGGAGGGGAAGCCGAGTTGCTCCGCTATCTCGGATGCGTCTGAGAGTCTGGTGATTGGCACCCCTCCGCCGGTGGTGAGACGCTCTCTCAGTGATGGGTAGACCGGCTCCGCTGTCTGTGTTTGATTCTCCACCATGTAGTCCGCTGTCAGGGGCCTCACTCCCACACCCTCCCAGTACTCGCTCGGCAAGGTGTGGATGGCACGCTCGGCATCGTGGAACAACCTTCGCACGTTGGCATCGAATGACGGGTTGCTGGGGTCGAGCGCCTCCTCCGGCAGCAGGGTCGCCAGATGCTTGGCGGCTGCGGTGATTGACTGTATGTCGTATTGATGCTTCAGGTTCAACTGGTCGATGTGTCTGGACTTCTTTGGTCTGTTCCGGCCCGTGAGCACCCTTCCCTCCTCATCCAGATTGCCGTATCTCTTGTTGTAGTCGAGCATGGAGGAGTCTGGGAAGTCATGGGTAGAAGCCGAGGTTGGGAATCGCTCGCTCGAACTCAGCAGCATGGCCAGCCTCATCGCCTCTATCTTGTTCCTATTCTGCTCACCGGAGGTGTGTATCACAGGCTCTTGTTCTCTCTTGACAGAACCGCCGCCTGCGAATAGGTCGGTTTGCGAGATGCTATCTTCACCCACATCGAGTCTCTCGCTGTCTATCTCCTTGGGAGCCAGCATATCGAGCGACTTGCCGTATGGTATGTTCTTCCTAGTACCCTCGTTGGCTGCATCCACGAGCATGTTGTTCATCTGGTCTATGCCCATCTTGATACCGAACTTGCTATTCACTTCTGACTGTCTTAGTCCATGGATGAGTGCTGCTATCCCCGGTGAGGTGACTGACGAGAGAGCGTGGTTGCCGGTGTCTCCACCGAGGAAGTTGGACATGTGCTGCATGTAATGAGGTCCCAGAGGAGCCTCTGCCTCGGGTCTAATCAGATGACCGAACAGCCCCATGTTGATTGATTGGGGAACGATGCTCTCCTTCTGACGGTTGACTGAGGCGATGAGGCTCTCATCATCCATCTGATGGTGGTCGTGCAACTTGCTGGTGTATATGTGCTGGTCGATTGCGTGCCCTCCCTCCAGATAGGGTGCGGCGAAGTCATGGGCGAGGTGCTTCCCGCCGAGTATCTCCAGAGCCTTCTGAATCTCCTCCGGTATGGCTTCAGTGTCCTTGAAGCCGACGTTGGTGCTGAACATGGACAGTATGTCCTGAACCTCCCTATGCCTGTCTCTCAGCGAGACGTTCTCATTCTCCCTCTTGAGAAGGGACTGCAGTTGGGAGTTTGTGATGAGGGGACCTGAGTGCTCTGGATAGCCATGCTCCCCTGCTGGTGTCTCCTCGCCCTTCGAGTTGAAGCCCAGAGCGTGCAGCAGGTTGTCTCTGGGAACGACGTTGCCCTTCTTCTTGGATGCTGTCAGAATCTTCATCTCATCCATCATCTCGTCCTGATTGAGTCTGGATAGACCGCGTGAGTCTATATTTGGCAGGTGCATGAATATCTCGTCCTTCGGGTTGTCTATCTTCACCCCGAAGGCCTCATGCAGGTTCCTCATCGCCACATCCATGAGTCTACTGTGACCTACGACTTCACTGTCGGTTTGTTTCTGCTGCTCTGTTGTGCAATTGGAGTACTTCCTGCCGAAGGTCTCGATGCAGTACTTGTCTTTCTTGGCCATATCAGCCTTCTCCGCCTCTTTACTGTCAAATGTGATTTTATCCTCATCATCCTTATCCTGTGCTGGAACGAGATAGGCTGATTCCAGTGCTGAGAAGAGCGCTCTCTTGTCTGGCGGGTCGGATGGTAGGTTCTGCGACCACACCGGTGCGACGTTATGGGGCCCTGCCTTCGGCCCTCGCCTGACGTGACCGAGGGCGTTGGTCCCTCTCATTCTCATATTCCTCTTGAGGCGACCCATAGGGAGGCGCGTACCGTCGTCGAACTTCACGTGCTGCTCCTTGGAGTCGCTACCGTGACTGCCGGGTGATATGTGCTCTATGACCTTGGTGCGCTCCTCCGGCGAGAGCCACTCTAGGCCCAGCATGAATGAGAGGTGGTTGAGGTATGATGGGTGGTTGGAGATTGACTTCTCCTTCTCTGCTACCTTCTTGCCCTCCGGGGTTTCTGAGTAATATGCGGCAAGCATATTTTCAGTGTTGGTGTTACCTTCTTCCAAGGTGGCCTTGTTGTCCTTGTCCATCCAATCCCGTGCTCTCGCGTTGAAGTGGCTCTGCCTGATTTCCCTGTTGTCCTCGCCCTGCGCATTCTCCTCGCTCCATCTCCTGAAGTCCCTCTCGTAGAGGTCGTGCTCGTGGCTGAGTATGGACTGGTCCACTGAGTCGCCGAGGGGACCGAGTAAGGGGTATGAGTAGGTACCCTGCTTGTTCTCCCTGACATGGGGACTGTTGGTCTTCTTCATCCAGTCCTCGATGAGTCTCTCGGCATCCTTCACCTGCTTGGCGCGGGAGTTCCCGTCCTCGTCAGGGAGAAATCTCTTTGCGAGCAGTTCAATCTTCCTAGGTATGCCCTTCGTCATCGACTTCTTCTCAAGGGGGTCGAATAGGGATGAGAAGATATGCTCGTCCTTTCTACCGTGGTATCTATCGAATCTCGCCTCAACTTCTATTGGCAGGCCGTGAGTCACGCCTATGGGGAGGTCTTGTCTGCTGTTGATGACTCTGCCTGACCAGTGATTGTGTCCCATGGGGAGGTGACCCTTGTGCCTCCTCCTCCTTATTTCCCTCATCTCAGCCTCGAACTTGCCCGGTCGGATGTAGCCATCTTCTTCGTTCTTGACCAGAGTATCGCAGAGTATCTCACGCCAAGTGTGTCCGGGCGTGAAGTCGTGCGCCTCCAGATTGGCCTTGGCCAGTATGTAGTCGGATATCGAGGACTCTATGTCCACATCGTCATTGACTGAGTCTATGAGAGCGTCACGTGCTCTCACAAATACGTCAGCAGCGTCCTCATACACACGCTACCACCTATTGCACCGGCCTGTAATCATTGCACCCCTCGATGGGGTGGTTGCCGAGTCCGCATGTCCTCTCGCCCTCCATGGGGTTGGCTCCGCATGTTGCACAGGGGGCCATTCTGGCTTTCCTGATAACACGGACTGATGACATCTAGAACACCTCAGACGCTGGTTCTACCAGACATCCCGGTATTTATCTCGTGAGTCTCGACTGCTCTGTCGTGAGTGTTGGTCTTCGCGCCGAGAGCCTCTAGGTTGTAACTCTGGCTAGTGGCGCCCTTGTTGGCGACGTCCTCCGATTCCAGTAGTGTGTTGTTGGTGCTGTACTGCTGGTGGTAGGTGTTACCGCCTGTCTCGATGTGGAATGTAGAGGCATCAGGCGTGGTGCCGAATGTCTGTATCCTGTGCTGGTCTCCCTTCTGCACGGTGCCGTACTTCTCCACACCCTCACCACAACCAGTCTTCATCATGCAGCCACCGGCCTTGTCCAACTTACCACCGCAACTGGGGCACTTACCCTCTGCCTTGGACACACACTGAGACTTGACACAGGACCCCTTCTCCATCTTACCGCCGCATGAAGGGCATGTTTTCATGGCCTTCTCGAGGAGGGCTTGTGCTTTCTCTAGCATTTCGTATGCCTCGTTGGAGGCTGGGCTTGGTATAGGTCTCATTTTCAGTACAACTCCCTTACTTCTTTGTGTTGAGCGGCCATCTCGTGTATCTCTTCCCATGACATCTCA